CGAGGTCGGGTACAGCCTTGACGTGAAGGAGATGGCAACCTCGCCCAGTGTCTGCTCGTCAGGAATAACTGACCTGACGGACATGATGTTCTCGCCTGTGCCGATCTCAATGGGTCCTGACTGGGCAAAAGGGCTGACAGAGTCATAGGTGAAACCCACCTCATGCTCATAAATATAGGAATCTGCGCTGACCATCAAGGGGTTCTTGAAGACACCCCTGTCAGTACCAGCCGTGCGGGACATGGTTCCAATCGCCCAATGACCCTCACGGTAGTTGTAGGTCACATAGGAATCGTTCTCGTTTGAAGCACTTGATGGGTAGAACCAAGTGATTTCACCAAACATACTGTTATGAACAGCGTAAACCTTAGAGGCTTGGTTGTAATTTATGTTGTTGAAGACATAGTCTGAAACGTCGCAAGCCATTGGCTTAACGTAACCGTCGTACTGCCAGAACCCCGACTTGGACATCCACATCGCCGCAGTGTCAATGGCCGCAACGGATTGGGTAGAGATTACTCCGCATCCAGAACCCGCCTTCTCAAACGAATAAATGAATGGCAGTCCAATATAGGTGGCTGTGTGTACATCCACATCTGTAAACAAAAGGTTTACACCTCGGACTCTTTTGCCTGCCTTGAGTGAGCCGACTGTAGACAATTCAAAGTCACCAGCCTGATTAGTTGACGCGGCAGTCCATACTGTGTTGTCCTCTTGGTCACTCCAAGACACTTTGCGACCATTACCACCTGCACCTAACGCAAACATAATGCGCTCTGAAGTCACTAAAACGGCAGCGCAACTTGTTGGCGCGTTGGTGATTACAGCCGCGACTGTCGGGGTAGTAAATCCCAATTGCCACTCATAGAGTTTGCCGTCCGTGTCGCTACACGCTACAAGATACTCGCCCCAAGTGTCTAGGCTCCATGTAGTGGCCGGAGCCACGGAGCCAATGTCAGGACGTGCCACGCCATAAGAAAACGATCCATAGGTGTTGTAGCTGTAGCCTGTCCCGCTGACGGCATCTGCACGGCCAGTAGTAAAACCTGCTGGGGTAATGTCTTTAACAACATTATTCTCGTCCATCGCAAATAGTTTCGACTGTGTTCCGGCGGCAACGTAGCGTCCACCGCTGTTTGATACCCAAGCCAGCAAACCACGGCATACACCTGTAAGTTGCGTCTCCGACTTCTTACGCCACCCACCAATGGGGCGTAGTGTGTTCTCGTACCAGCGAACTAGGTTCGAGTCGTACCAGCGTCCCGCAGCCTGATACTCAGTACCGTTACGGTAAACGCCTGGGGGAATTTTGAGTGGTATGAGTGCCATAACGAGATTATGCTGTTTCTGTAGACAAATTGGACACGAACGACATGGTGGCGATCACCGAAGGGATTGACGGACGTGTCGGGGAGGTTCCAGCCGCGAAGGTTTCGATGGTCACAGCAACGTCACTTGTCCTCCAAACGATCTGCACATAGTCATTGGCGGCTAGGCTTACAAAGAAATTAAGGGCAACGATTACATGGGACGGGTCGCCCGATGACTTCCTTGCTGGCATACCGAACCTGCTGTTGGATTTGGCGATGTCGGTCCCGTTCTTTCTGAACCAAAAGTCAATGTCTTGGGAACTGTTTGTCGTGTTCTTGACTTGGATGCTGAATTGCAGGTTGTACAAGCCAGACTGCGACACGTTAAGTCTTGACGAGTTTGACAATGTCACCCCGTTGCTGAAGTCTGTAGTATCAAAGGTTACAGGGTAGGCCGTGGTGGTGTTTGCCGCAGTCTGATTTGTACCGTCCTGAAACGCACCGTAGGGTATGTTGATGTACTTCCCTCCCCTTGGCCCGAACAGCGCAGCAATGATGCCTGTGACGCGCTGAAAGTACCCTCCCATATTGGCGAAGGTCTGGCTAAAGTATCTCTGCTCGTACTCATTCCCAGGCGTACCCGTGTTGGGTACTGCCGGTGTTGTAAGTTGGCCGGTGTAGTTTGTTGCCATTACTCAAACTGACGAGTGCCAGCCTTGTCAATAATCAGTGCTTTGTTACGGGGTTCGGCTCCATCCACGTTAGGGATGCTAATGTGTGTCCAACGGTCAAACTCACGGATGATTTGGTCAAAGGGCAAACCCGCAGCAATCACAGCGCGGACTACTTCGTCGGGAGTCACACCTGGCACTCGGAAGTCAGCCGCGCACCCTTTACGATGCTGAGACTTGTCAGAACTTCCAACTGCATCATTGACCTGCTTGCTGCGGAAGGCAGAGTTAATCATCACGGGCTTGCCGCCAAGGGTTTCTTTGACCTGTTCTAGCAGTTGCGCCAAGCGTTGCAGGTTGCTAATTTCTTCCTGTGTCGGGCTGTTGTCAAACTCGCGGTGGTCGGTGACGGTTAACTCGTCAAGGGTAAAGTGTTTACTTAGGTGTGCCATTGCCGTTTTCTCCTATTTTGATGCCTGTGATAAGTCCAAGAAACCCGCCAACAATGGTTTGAAACGCAGGGCCAACAATTCCAAACAGTTTGTCGTTATCGACTAGCACGTCAAAGAAACCAAACATAAACACAACAACCATTGACAGCACAGTAAGCGACAGAGTGACGGACGCAATAAGAGTTACCCATTGGGATAGTTGCTCTCTGCTCATTTAATCCTCACTTGGTTGTAGGAGTCGATGCAGGAGTTGAGTTTGCGGATGGCTTCGTCTCCGTCTGCGGCGATGGAGATAAGAGCGTTAGCAGCCGCTGGGTCAAGTTCGGCTCTTGCTTGCTTATTTCCACTGGCAGGGGCGGTATCACTGGTGGTTTGTACACTGGCTTGCGTAGCGATTGACAGCCTGACAGCACCAGAGGCAACATCATTACGCAGAGTAGTAATTTGAGATTTTGCAGCATCGTTTTCTTTCCTAAGTTTTGCGGTGGTTTCGTTGAGTTTTGCAGTCATTACCTGCTCGACTTGCCGAGCCTGTAGGTTAGCCTCAACGATGGCAGCGGCTTGTTCTGCCTCGGATTCAGCGTAACCCTTATGGTGACCAACGGCAAACGATATGCCGACAGCCAATATAAAAGCTAACCAGATTTTGGGGTCAAGCAGGCTTAACATCGTCGGCTTTCATCATCGCTTCGGTCTTGTCCTTGCTGGATTTTGAAGACCCGTAAAAGAAACTAATAATGGTTGCTACGGCAGTGCCAAGCAAAAAGCCAAGAATGATGTTGGCAAAGTCGCGTGAGCCTTGTGGCATAGGAATAAACGTCACGCAGAAAAAATACAAGACGGACGTAATAGACCAGAACCACGCAAATAAGTAGATGAAGTTTTTAGCAATATTGTTGCTAGGGTCTACGGAAGTCACGTCAAACATCAGAATTTTCCTTTCATTTCAATTACACCCCAAGCCACCAAGAAAATAATGGCAGCGGCAACCAGTATGCAAAGCCCCATTGTGATGGCTTCGTCTATCTCTTGCTTGCGGTTCTTTGCCGCCCTAGCATCCAATATCTCCTGCGTCCGTCTGCGCTGCACAATCGAGTTACGCTCAAGCAGAATCTGGCTCCAAAGCTGGCTGTGGCCTTGGTTGATAAAGTGCCACTTCAGTTCTTCCTCGGCTTTATTAAGTTCATGCAACTGCATGACCGTGGACATTGCTTGGCTGGTATCGGAACTGTATTTCTTCTTTGGGTCTTTAACCGCTTCCTTGGCAACTTTTTCCTTTGCGTCGAAGAACTTCATCACGTCATTCGTGATGCCTTGGACATCCTTGCCCATCTTGATGGCTGCTTGGATGCCTTTGATAGCACCCTGTGCTATGGCGAATGCGCTAATTGGGTCCAACATTCTTGACCTCCAAAACCCACCTGCAAACCCTCCCGTCCTTATCTAAAAACTCATTGGCTCCATACTTCTCTTGCGGCAGCACGACACGGCACACCAGCACGATTTTTGTTTCCGTGTTGGGCCAAGGTATCTGTGCTGAAGCAATTGCATCTATCACTTGAATCCGTGGTTCTTTAAGAAGTCGAACACGATGTAAGCCAGTCCAGCCAATGCAGCCCACACCAAGCCACCCAATGTCTTCTCAATGATGGCCTGACGCAGTTTGATTGACTGCTCCTGCTTGTGGATGGCTAGTTTGACCCAACGCACCTCATCTTCAGACAAGTTAGACGATGCCCTAATTGCCTCCGCAATGTCGGCAACGAGTTCAGCGCGTTCGGCTTGGTTCATGGTTATTTGGCCTCAAGTGCCGTGATTCGGGCGGTCAGGGATGTGATGAGGGATTGTTGTTCTTGGATTGCTGCGGTCAATGTGGCGACCAAGAAGCTGGTGTCGATGCTTTGATGCTTAGGGCTTCCGTCAGCATTTACTTCATCTTTTTCACCTGAGACGCAATCAGGGACAACGGCTTGAAGTTCGTGGGCAATAAAACCCTGACCATTAGAACCATCTACTTTCCAGTTGTATGTGCAAGGTTTAAGTTGTTGAACAACAGCCAAAGCACCAGCCATTGGCGCAATGTTTTCTTTAAGTCGGTAGTCTGAAGATGTATTGTAAGAAGTAGCAGACCCAGAAGTAGCGATATTACCAACATAGCCGTTTGTGTTTCTAAAAGAAATTGACTGTATGTTAGTCGATGTGTCTGCAATACTAACAGCGCCACCAGCCGCACTTGCAAAAGCATTCCATTGAAGACTTGGACTTCCAATAGTTCCATCAGCAAATATTGCTGTCGCTCCAGCAATAATTTGATTTCCGCTGGTAACATTCAAACTTCCTGTTACAGATAGTCTTTGTGTTGGAGACACATTATTAATACCCACGTTACCACTGGAGGCCACGCGCATACGCTCTGCACCGTTAATGTAGTAAATTAAAGGGTACGCACCGCCCGTAGTTATAGCCATTCCACCTAGCGAAGAAGGGACAAATGTACCTGTATAAGTGCCGTCAGAAACTCGAATACCGTTGTTTGTTGCCGTTACCACATCAAACTTAGCCGCTGGGGAAGCAGTCCCAATCCCCACGTTACCGCTGGCATCAACTACCGCTCTCTGCGTGCCGCCTGTAGAAATTGCAACTTTGTCAGCCGCGGGGAAGAAGATGCCAGTGTTGGTGTCGCCGGTGGCTGTGATTGTTGGCGCAGCCGCAGAGCCTGCTGCATAAGATGCAATCCCGCCAACAGTCAAAACCTTACCAGAGCCAACATTCAAGCCAACCGAAGTACCTGTGCCATTGGCAGTAAAGATAGCGTCCACAGAGTCCAGGTTAGTATTGATCTTGGTTCCCCACGTGTCGGTACTGGCCCCAACCTCGGGCTTGGTAAGTAATAGGTTGGATGTTGTGGTATCTGCCATTCTTAAATCTCCTTATGCGGCCTCTTGCCACGTTGTTGAATTATCTGCAACTACAGTCCATGTCTCTGACGTATCAGAGATTTGTGACCAACTGCCTGACGTATCAGAAATTGGAGTCCAAGTCTCTGAAGTATCAGAAATTGGCGACCAAGTCTCTGACGTATCAGGAACTGCACCCCATCCGAATCCAATCAATGTGCCTACGGAGCAAGCAGTCTGTACGCCAATTATCGCAATAGAAACACTATTTGTGGCAGAGCCAACTGAGCCAGTTCCCTCAACTCCAGTGATAGCCTGGAACGAGATGACCTCGGCAAGCATTGTGCCGACAGCACCCGTTGCGGAATTCCCTGTAACGGCTCGCAGTCTGCTAGTTGTAACCGAGCCAACAGAGGTTGTTGAAGCGTTACCAATTGCACCAATGGTCAATGATTGCGTTACGCTGCCAACGGACAGGGTTGAGGAATTACCTGTAACGGCTTTGGATGATGACGGAGATAGAGTGCCAATTGCACAGGTAGACGCATTGCCTGTGATGGCAATGGATACAGACAGGCTGACTGTTCCGACATTGCCAGTGGCAATTGTCCCGTCCTCTTGAACCGATCTGTTGGTCAGCAGTGTGCCTACGGCAGAAGTAGACGAGTTGCCACTGATGACAACATTGCCTATGCCATAGGCTCCCTTGCCGTAATAGCCTGTGCCGTAAGCAGCCATGCCGCTGCTCCCGCGTTAAGCCAGCCGAATCAGGCCGGTGCTTGCGTCGTTTGTTGGCATTGTCAGAGTGAACGTGCCAGCCGTCACTGTCTGAGAGCCAAAGGTGTGAACGCTTACTGCCTTATTGGATTGGGTCGAGTTGTAGATCAATACCGCGTCAAAGGCTGTGGCGAGGGTCACAGAAGAATAAGTAATGCTTGCGCTTGGGGTGACAAATGCTGTTGTTCCACT